ATCGGGTTAGTCATAAACGCTATATCGTTGATGCTATTAAGATTACTCGTCCTACGCCTGCTGCAATCCGTCAGATAATCTTTGACTGGACTGCGCTATACCAGCCCACCGAGTGGATTGTAGAAAAGAATGCTTTCCAATCATTCCTTACGCAAGATGAGGGAATCCGTCAAAACTTGGCCTCCAGAGGAGTGCTACTGCGGGAACACCATACTGGATCCAACAAGTGGGACTCAGGCTTCGGTGTTGCATCAATGTCAACTTTGTTTGGGACCAAACAGCACGACGGTAAACACCACAGGGACAACCTTATTCATTTACCTTCTGACCAAACTGAAAACATTAAGGCGCTCATCGAGCAACTAATTACCTGGTCGCCTACGACCAAGGGTAAGACCGATATGGTGATGGCACTTTGGTTCTGTGAGATCAGAGCACGCGAGATGCTGAACCAAGGTATGCACAAGACCCACCATATGAAAAATCCATTCCTGTCTCGTAGTGAGATAGGCAAGCGAACAGTTATCAACATAGATGAATTGCTCGCCGAGAAAGATCGTACATTCATCTAACAAGGAGATAATACAATGGCATCATCACGTTCAAAACTTAGCGCTATGGAACGTAAGTTGTTTCTAACACAAAATACAACTGGCAAGTCACAACGCATTGCTTCTGCACTAGCAAAGCCTGCTCGTCTAACGCCAAGAGAACAAGAAGCAGCAGGAAACGTAATTAACCCACGCCGTGTACTAGACCAGTCACGCGCTCTTGCTCGTGCTAAAGGTTCAGTAGCACGTGCAGAAAAGAAAGCAGCCGAAGCAAGAATGCTTAAGGCTACTACAGGTGGAACTGCAGCAAGTAAGAAAAATGAAAAAATGAAACAAATGCCAAAGGCAAAAATTACTGGTACTGCTTCTAGTAAGCCACGCGTTTCTGGGTCGATGATTAGTTCTCAGCCAAGAACTGTTGCTAAGTCTAAGACAAAGGCAACGTCTTTAACTAAAAAGGCAAACAAGAAGTAATGGCAAATATGAAGAAGCCTGCAATGACTAAGCCAGCAACAAAGCGTCCAGGTGCTAAGCCAGCACCATTGGGTACACCACCTGCACGACCAAAGCGTGGAACACCAGCACCTCTAGGTACACCACCAGCAAAGCCAGCAGGTCGTCGTCCCGCAATGCCTAAGACTACAAAGAAGGCTCCTGGAGCAACAAAGAAGCCAGAGAAGATGACTCCGCAAGATGCAGCAATGAAGAAGATCCTTGAGAAGAAGTACGGTAAAATTTATGGATAAGAATCAAAAGGCAAAGTTCCAAGCAGAATGGAAGAAGCCTGGTAATGTTAAGAAAAACGAAATCATTAATCCTGGTTCCGTTGCACGTGGAGTCGCTAAGGTTGCTCTCAAAGTTGTTGGAAAAGAACTTACTAAAAAGGCTACTAAAGGCGCTACCGCTGCACAGAAAAAGGCCTACAAAGAGAAAGTTACAATACCTGCAAAGAGGGTTGTAAAAGAAGCAAAGAAAGAATTAAAGATTGAAAGCAAGGCACTCAAGGCTGCTAACAAACCAACTAAAGCAAGTAAAACTTTTATTGGTAGTAACAATAATTTAAGCCCTAGTGTTCGCAGAGACATTATTGTAAATCAAACAAAACCTGCTCGCCCTAATCGTGAGCGTGGTGGTTCTCTTAAAACTTTGCGTAAGCAAGGTAAGACAAGCCCTACACCGCCACGAAATAAGTCTAAGTAAGGAAAACAATTGTTATCAACTAAAGAGGTAGTAGCCAAGGTTAATCGCCTTCAAACACGCTACTCCGCACGTGACCAGAGAATGCGTGATGTGCTCTCTGTACGTCAGGGAGACATTAGCAAGGTTTACCCTGCAATGTTTTCAGAGGAATACCCAAAGCCTCTAGTTGCTAACTTCATTGACGTAGCAGCACGTGACCTTGCAGAGGCTATGGCACCGCTACCATCATTTAACTGCGCTGCAACCAATATGGTTTCAGACTCAGCACGTAAAGCAGCAGACACACGTACACGTATTGTTAACCATTACATCAGTGCATCTGAACTACAAATTCAAATGTATACTGGTGCTGACTGGTTTAATACCTACGGTATGTTGCCAGGTATGGTGGAGATGGACTATGAAACCAATAATCCGAGAATACGTTTGCTTAATCCTTTTGGTACTTACCCTGAGATTGATCGTTTTGGTCGTACTGTTTCATTGACACAGGTAATGGCATCTGATGCTGAAACACTTGCAATGCAGTACCCAGAGTTCTATGACCAGATTATGCCAAAGAATGTTTATTCTCCTGGGTCACCTTATGTGTCACTAGTTCGCTACCACGACAAAGACCAGGATCTAATCTTTATCCCAGAGCGTAAGAACCTAGTACTCTCAAACATTCCAAACCCTATTGGTAAGTGTATGGCATACGTTGCTATGCGCTCATCTATTGACGGTGAAGCACGTGGACAGTTTGATGATGTTCTATCAGTTCAACTTGCTCGTGCTCGATTTGCAGTGTTGCAGATCCAAGCAGCAGAAAAATCTATCCAAGCACCTATTGCTATCCCACAAGATGTGCAAGAACTTGCTCTTGGTCCAGATGCAATTATGCGTTCTGCTAATCCACAAGGTATTCGCCGTGTTCCATTGGAACTACCACCTGGAGTCTTTACAGAATCAGGTGTACTAGAGCGTGAACTACGTTTAGGTTCTCGTTACCCAGAGGTTCGCTCAGGTAACATTGATGCATCTATCGTTACAGGTCGCGGTGTACAAGCGCTACAAGCAGGCTTTGATACACAGATCAAATCAGCACAAGCACAGTTTGCTCGTATGTTTACAGACCTTGCTTCTCTTTGCTTTGAAGTAGATGAGAAGATCTTTGGTTCTATGCAGAAAGAAATCAAGGGCGTAGACGACGGTACTCCGTTTAATATGAAGTACATCCCATCAAAGCAAATTGATGGTAACTACGGTGTAGATGTTCGCTACGGCATTATGTCTGGTATGGATCCTAACCGTGCCATCATTGCTTTACTACAAATGCGTTCAGACAAACTCGTATCTCGTGACTATGTACGTCGTGAGATTCCAATGGAGTTAAACGTAACGCAGGAGGAACAACGTGTTGATATCGAAGAAATGCGCGATTCTTTGCGGGTGGCTGTTGCTCAGTATGCTCAAGCCATTCCAGCCCTTGCAGCGCAAGGTCAGGATCCTTCGCAAATCATCACACGTATTGCAGAAGTTATCCAGGGTCGCCAAAAGGGACTCCAACTAGAAACTATTATTGGTAAGGCATTTGCGCCAGAACCTGCGCCAGAGATGCCAGTAGCACCAGAACTTCCAGGTGCACCTCAAGTTCCAGCAGCGGGAGCACTCCCTGCCCCTGCCTCGCAGCCAACTCCAGAACAACCAGGAGGCGCACCCGCTGCTGCTCAACGTCCAGATATAGGCCAACTACTAGCCGCCATTGGCGGGGCAGCATAAAGAGGGGGTGTAAATATGAACAAAGGATCACGTGCAGCAGCACCAATGTCGAAGCCAACTGAAGGCAAGAAGGATACTTCTAAGCCAGCAGGTCCAGGCAAGGTAGTACCATCAATGATGCCAGCAGGTCGTCGCGGCAACGCGGTAAAAAAGGGTTAATATAATTCTAATGAAAGGTACTGGGCGTGGAGAATAATAACAATGATGTTCCGCGTCCAGTACACTTCGCTGATTTTTTAGTTACCCTTTCAGGATTTGCACACAACATTGCATCATCTGTATCTACATTTACAGAAGAGATAATGGAAATAGCAATCTATAATGCTAATAGAAACTCCAAAGTCAATAAGGCTTGGGAGCAATTTACAAATGATTTAGAAAAGATACAGGAGGAAACCGATGGTAGATAACCCAATCAGGGGCGTATCAGGTCCTGGCAAATTCTCCGTTCGTACAGATTTACCAGCATCACAAAATTACGGTGACCGTAAGGCTATGGCAGAACAAATAGCAGGAGCACCTACCGCTAGAACAGCAGATGTTCGCGGATTACCTACAGGTCAAGTTCAGGCTGCAGCACAGGCTGCGCCACAACCACCTGTTACAGAATTATATGCACCAACGCAACGTCCAGATGAACCAATTACATCAGGTGTTGCAGTAGGCCCAGGCCCAGGACCAGAGGTAATGGGTTATGCAGGTCAGTCAGAAAAACTATCTGACATTCTTTCTCAAATGCTTCCATACGATACAGACGGTGAAATCGCAATCCTTTATCAGCAAGCCGTATCCAGAGGTCTGTAATGGCAGAAACGCCAAAGAACTCTAACTTATCGCAGGCTGCATTTCGTGCAGGTCTTAATCCGTCACAGACTCGTCAGATTGATGGTCTTGCATCAGCACTATCTACGCACCAGCGCTTATCGGATTTGCCTAAGCAGTATGCCTACGATGAGTTTAACAAGTTACCTAACAACAAGAAGCAGTCGCTAGTAGCACTGACTGGTACTAACAAGCCAGACTCAGATGAGCCTAATCGTTCTTGGTTGGAAACTGGTGCTCACTACGCATTCACACCTTTTAAGGTAGCAGCAAAGACTTTGTTTGATGCACTCGATTACGCATCAGATACTATGACTCGCGTCTACCGTACTGGTGCAATCGCTGCTAATGAGAACATTAACTTTGGTGATGCCTGGGGCAAAGCAGGTCGTGACGGTGAGAACGTATTCATCCAGGACCGCATTAACACTGCAGTATCTCGCTATGGCGCAGCACGTGTAAATGTAGCCAAGCGTATTTCAGCAGGTGTTGATCCTGCTATTATTTTTGCAGAAGCGCAGAACGAAGAAGAAAAGCGTATTGCAGCCCAAGCACAGCAAAGCGAAACACGCGAGATTATCGATCCGCTACTTCGTGATGCAGTGGCAGAAGTAAACGCTGCTAAGTATTCTCCAGGTCGTCAGTTAGCAAACCTATTCTTACCTCGTGATCTTGAGGGTGATGGAATGCTCTACTCTTGGATTTCAGGTGCAACGGATGCAACCTATCGAATCTTTATGGATCCAACACTTGCTCTAGGCAAGGCACGCAAGGTTTACCTTGGTGGATCACAGGCTCTTAAAATTACTGGCAAGTATGCAGCAACTGCAAAACTTGGTAGTGCTGAGAAGGTATCTAAGTATTTCGATACTACAGATATCTTTGGTACAAAGAATGTACAGAACCTATGGACAGATTACACAGATCGCTTTACGAAGTATGTCGCTGCAAAGAACTCAGGAGTAACTGAGGATATCGTTGCAGCACGTACTGCACTTAGCGATCTTGCACCAGAACTAAGCGATGACTTCATTGTTTCTTTTAAGTCTTTTGGCGACAAAGAGTTTGGTGGTAAGTGGGACCTAGATACTGCTAAGGCTTTCCTATCAGATGCCTCAAAGGTTGAGCCTATGCTCTACGGTCAGGCTGGTGCACGTATCAAGTTGGCACCACGTATGTCTCCTGCACGCAAGGCGCGAGTACTTGCGCTAACTACAGGACGACGTGTATTTGATTTAGATAAGGACTCTCGCGCTCTTATCCAGACAATGGAAATGACGGACGACTCAGCATTGCTTCAGGCTATTGTAGGTAGTGAAACACTATCTCCAGTAGAAGCAGGCACAGCGTTTGCAGGCAAGATTATCGAAGGCCGTCAGAACATTAAGCGATTTACTCCAGAGTACTTCGCTGATCGTATTGATCGTGTTAAAGCCAAGTTCACACCTATTGCTTCCTTGGTAGATGATGAAGCATTTGACCATACATCAAAGACAGCAGCAAGAGATTTCTTTAACTACTCACGTATGGCGCTAGGTTCATATCACGCTAAAGCATTTACTGAAATCTACGCATCATCAGATCTAGGTCAACGTAAGTTGATGATGAAAGGTATCCAGGCAACAGTTGGAAACCTTATTGGATTAGATAAGACTGAGGGTGGACGTAAGTTACTCAGGGCTATCTCAGATGAAGTTTTTACAGGTGCTACTTACTCAGCACGTAGTGCAGATGGTTCTATCCCATCAGAAGTTGATGGCATTGATAGCGCATTGTACTTTGCACAGACATCGAATGTTTCTCGTGTTATTGGCCTACGCGATATGCAGCGCTTTGCAGGACGTGAGTCTTGGCTTAGCCGTGTATTAGGTATGCAGTACAAAGAAGGTGCTGAACGTATAGTAGATGCTTGGACATTTGGAACTATCGCAGGTCCACGTTTCCCAGTACGTAATGCTATTGAAGATTACACAATGGGTATTCTCAATGGTCAATCAATTCTCAAGACTGCTCGTTCACGTCGTACAGCAACTAAGATTCGCTTAGGTTCTGGACAAGACCTAGGTATGATTAACCGTGTTGTTAAGCGCAAGGATCAAGAGTACTTCAAGACTCGCCTTGCTGCAGTTGATGGTGAAGTCGAAGCAATCAAGCAATTGATTAAGCAAGGAATCCTCAAGAACGAAGATGTTGCTTCATATCGTGGTTTAACTTCACAGCAAAGATTGCAACAGCGCCGTATTATTATGGCAGAGGCTTTGCTAAGTTCTAAAATCAATGACGCTGCTAACGTAGATATCTTGGAAAAACTACCAAGCCATATCAAAGACTTTGTTAAGTACGGCAACCTAGATGCTCTACTACGTGGAGCAGGCGAAGGCGCATCTAACGCAATCAGTGGGCTTAACGCATCATCACGTGCGATAGCAACTGCAGATCGTAATGGAAAGACTGTTGCACTTACATTTAATGACAAGGCAATGCGTCCAATCGGTGGCAGTGGCTTTACACAGAAGTCTCTTATTGATGACCAGGGTAAACTTGCCTGGGGTTGGAACATTATTATTCGCGGAA